GAGATTCCAACTCGATCCAGTCCTCGTTGCTGATTGGGCGGCAATTTGGCGACTGGTGACCAGTCTTGCGCAACGCTTCCTCAGCACGGCCCATCGGCTTGATGATTTGCGTGGTTTCGCCCGTGGCACTGATGCCGTCCGTGTGTTGACGCGCCGCGCTCATGCGATCCGCCAAACGCGGACGCCGTCGTCTGTCTTGCGCACTGCCGTCTTCATGCCGTGCGCGACGGCGACGTTGCGAACGTGTTGGGCAAGGTTGCGTTGAATGTCCGCCGTCGGCACCAGAAAGCTGTCGCCCACCTGCATGTCACGAATCGGATATTTGCGCACACGTTCACAGCGACGCACCACCACGGGCACGCCCTTGTCGATCGCGTAGACGCCTTTGACTGATTGAGGATCGTTCATGGTTTTACTGCCTTTCCTGCATCGACCAATGCGCGCAGGCGCACCAGACGGATTTTTGATTGATCGAGCATCGCGTTGCACAACGTCACCACGTCGCGCCGTTCTTCGCTGATGATGATTTGTGCGGGCTTAGTGAATCGTGGCTTGGCTTTGTCGCTCATGACCTGGCTCCTTCACGTGCGTCCATCGCTTCCAAATCACGCAGGAGCGCGGCGTCGGTGTTTTGACGATCAAGGATTCGTTGGCGGATCAGCGCGCGCTCACGCGGGTCAATCTTCCCGTCTGCCTGCGCGGCCATCACGGTGCAGTGCAGATCCGCCGTTGCCTGGACTTCGCGCGCCAGATCAGCAGCCAGCAAGCGCGGGTCAGCAGAGCTTGAGTGTCCGCCGTCTAGGTAATCGGTCAGCACGTGGCGCAACAGTTCGTCAGTACGGATCAGCTCAGCGAACGACCACGACTCCACAGGCGAGTCCTTGCGGTCGCGGCTAATGGTCGACGTGGACAAATCTAATCGGCGTCCGATCTCAGCGGCGGCGATGCGGTCGCGGAACTGCGCGAAAGCCTCGGACAGCGGACGCAACGACGGGCGGGCATTCGTTGCGTGCCTCACGATTTCACCCCGACAGAATCACGGGCATGAACATGACGCGCACCGCTACGACGCACGACACCAGCTAGAGCTTTGCCGCGAGCCTTGAGTCCCAGAGTCAACAACTCTTGGACCACGCTCGCGCGGGTGCGCTGCTCGGCGGCCTGGATCGCCTGGATGGTGGCCAGGATCTCCGGGGCGGTGGTAGTGGTGAGAGTCGGGCGGTAGATCATAAAGACTGGACACTTTTGGTGTCCACCTCAGAGGAAAAGAAAACCGCCCATCCTGGCGGCATGGGAATATCATGGACACCATTGGTGTCCAATGCAAGCACAATTTGCGAAATTCACAAAACGCCGATAGATTGCGGCGTGCCAACCGCTTTCTCTCAACTTCTAAATACCCTAATAGCGGCCAAGTTTGAGTCTCGCCGGGCATTCGTAAGGGCAACGAACGCCAAGAATGAAGACGCCGCACAAAGTTACGTGACGCAGGTATTAAAAAAGACCAAGCCGCCGCCCCTCGATCGTCTCGACTCCTGGGCAAATGCCCTGGAACTTTACGGCGAGGAGCGGCAGAACTTCATGGACTTAGCGGCAGTCGCCCACCTTCCCGTCGTCGTCCAGCCTCGTTTCCTTGCTCTGTTGCGTCAGCTCAAGGCGCAACAAACGACGATTGATGCCGTCAAGATCCGCCTGGATGCGCTCGAAAGCGCAGGCCAGAGAGGCGGCAAGCATGAGTGATGCCTTGCGGGGTCGCATCTCTCCATCGTATGGCTGTTTGATTTTTACCAGCCGATTCTTTGCGAATAATATGGCCTCGGCCATATTGTCATCACCTGGGCGGATGCTTTGCGCCCATTTTACCAGCCCTTTTGCCGATAACACCAAAGCCAAAGGCTTCTTTTTCAATAATAAATCTTTGAGCATTTTGTCATCGTACGGACCGCTGATTTTTTTACCCGCTTTTTTTGCTGGCAATGTTAAAGAGCGCCGGCTATCCCTCGTGCTTTCAACCGCACTTAAAGAGCGCCGATTATCGCTATCTGCTGATGATTCCGCGCTGGTCGTCGCCTGCTCCGCAGGCTTAGGAAAATCAAGGGCATCCGTGCGCTTGATGTCGGCTAGGGTTCTGGTTACCGATTCAGCCCGGCGCATTGCTCGCCGGGTAGCCCGTAAGGGCTTGACCATGCGATATGTTTCGCCTCTGTTTTTAACGCTTCAATCGTGAGTTTTCGACGTTTTACCCACACCAAAGGATAGACCCACCATGCATATGATTTCAGTCCTAGCCCTGGTGTCCCTCCTGTCGCTGAGCGGCTGTGGATACCGACAACTCACCAAAGAGGAGAGCACGCAACGCTTCACGATAAGCCACGGCTTGGCCAAGGCGGACAGCTATCCATCTCCTCGGCTCGATCGCACAGCTTGAAAGCGAAACGGTCGGCCAACGCGTCAAGGCGGCGATGGATCACGCGCGCACCCAGGGCCGCTGGCTCGGCCGCGCGGTGCCTGCCGGCTGCAACGTGGTGATGGACGGCAACCACAAGCGACTGGCTCGCGGCGAACAGGCCGACGCCGTCGCGCGTGCCTGGCCGGAAATCATCGCAGGCGCATCATTGGCCATGCTGTGCCAGCGCTTCAAGGATGACGGCATACGCCCCACCTCGCGCCCAGGAATCGAAACTCGCACCGGCTGGACGCCCACCACCGTCCGCAATTTGATACTGTCACACCAAGTGGTCGGCGTGCTGGTCGACGCCGCCACGCAGAACGCAGCACGGCAAGCCCTCGCCGGGCGCGAAGCACCAGGCCGCAAAGGCATCACTCAACCGATAGGAAACCGCGCCATGCAACCATCACCACTCGCCGGCCTGCTGCGGTGCCCATCCTGCGACGCCTCCATGGTACAGATCACCGCGAACGGCAACGGCGGCGCCTATCGTTTTTTTCGCTGCACCGCCAAGCCAAAAAAACTATGCAAACAAAAGGACGAACGGTGCGAGCCGATAGAACAAGAGGTCCGCGAATCGATCATCCGCGCCCTTGATCATGCCGGCGAATACGCGCGGGAACTTCGCACATGCATGGAACACGCCCGCGCCAACGTCGACACCATCAGAACCGAGCGCATCCAGCTCACCGCAGAACGCGAGCAAGTAGGGGCGCGAATCGGACACCTCACCCTGCGCACGCAAATAGGCACGCCCGTATTCAATGAATCAATGAAAGCGCTCAATGTCGAGCTGGTGCGCATAGACTCGCGCCTGGCTTACCTCGTCGGCAGCGAATCCGCCGGCAACGTCGACCTCGGCAGCCTCGATTTAGTCATGGATCACATGCGCGAAAAACTCGCCGCCATAGCAAGCGGATCAGCGGAAGAACTCGGCGCCGTCCTGCGAATCATCGTCAAACGCGTACGATTATTGCCGGACCAAATGGTCATGGAACTCTACCGGCCAGAAACCGCAGCGGCCGGTGGTTCGTACTACTCGTCAGAAAAGTTACCCCGTCTGCACGGCGTACGAACCGTGACGGTGCGTTTAGGCCGCTTTCCGGTCAAGATCCTGCGGCGTAGATTCGTGGGTCGTAGGGCTGACATGTTAGCTCTACCTCGGTCTCGCTGCGGGGCATGATCTTGGTGACCACTACGTCCTGGCACCAGGTGGTGCCAGGTCCGAACAGGTAGGCGGTGCGGTCGCCGTTCGATAGGTCGAGACGTGGGATGAATCCCAGGGCGCCCACCAGGATGAAGGCGTTGGGGTTGTCGGTTACTTCGGTGACGGCCCAGGGGCCGGATAGGCTGCCGTCTGGCTTGCGCAGGCCGACGTAGTGCGCGCTGGATGGCGTCCAGGTCAACGGCTCTGTGGTGGTGTACGTGGTGCCGCTGATGGCCAAGAGAGCGCCGGATTGGCCCCAGCTCGGAACGTCGTGGCTGATGGCGATGAGGTCGCCCACCAGCGGAATATGCCCGTCGAGCTCGGTGGTGAAGCGGATGACCTTGCGTTGGTAGGCGTCGACGCGCGCCAAGTAGGTGGCCTCGCGCTGCGCCTGCGCTTGGTTGGTCACGCCGAACAGGTCGACCGATGCCGGGCGGAGTGGGGCGCCGCCGCCCACCGTCGCCTCAATGTGCGCTTGCCGCCAGGTGTTGGGGTCGATCCATGCCAGCTCGATGCCGTCCGGATCGTCGGCTTGGCGAAAGGTGTATTCAATGCCCAGACTGCCCTTTTTCATGTGAGCCGGCGCATAGAGCGCTGTGCGAATCGCGCGCGCTTGGTCGCGTACGAACGTGACGGTGCCGCCGCTGACGATGGGCGTTGCACGACCGGCTCTGGCAATGCGCTGCAAGGTCTCCCACACCGTGATCGTCTGGTCAAAAACGGCGTCGAAATAGTCGCCGCGTCCTGCCCAAATGCCGTCCAGCTCCAACAGTTTGGCTAGGTCGATGCGGCTCTCCGGTAGGTCGGCGCCATAGTCGCCATTCCGCAACACGTCGGCCAGTGCCCAGGCCGGTGAGCGAGTCGCCTGGGGCGCGCTCCACGTGATGCCGTTCCACACCGGCAACTTGCGCGTGGCAATGATGTTGATTTGCCGCGCCACGTCCTGCGGGATCTGCTCCGTGGCCTTCACGCGTAGCGCGTACAACGTGACATCGGCATAGGTGCCAACACTTGGGAGATACGCGCGCATGCCCGCCCACGTGGCCTCGTCGGGGATGTTGGCGTTGAACGGTGACGACGTGGTGCGCCGGACGCGCACCTCCCACCGATCTGCCGACGTTGGCGGGTTGTAGCGGAAGGACACGCGCACCGCTGAGAGGTTGTTGCGCGTGATCGACTCCGTGCCCAGCGTGGTCCACGTGCCGGGTCCGGTGGGGTCGCCGTTGTTGTCGATCGGCCGCGCCTGGAACTCGACGCCCACGGTATACTCCGCGCCGTTGTTGGTCAGGCCCTTGGCAAAAAGAATATCTAGGCCGATCGCCTGCAAGTCGGTGTTGGTCGCGTTCACCGGGAACGGACCGACGTAGCCACCGCTGGCTAGAATGATGTACGGGTTGGCGAGTGTCTCGCCCACGATCGTTTCCAGCACGGTGGCGCTGGCCCCGCTGGGGTCGACGGTGTCGAGCGTGAGCGTTGCGTTGTTGCTCGCCGTGTTGCTGATGGTGATGGAGTCGCCGGGCTTGAGGCGGATAAATCGCTTTAGCGTTGGGTCTGAAATGGCCTTGGTGCCAGCGGTGAACGTGACGTTGCCTGCAATGATCAAATCCCCAACGGTGTCGACGTTGACGCCCGCCGCTTTTGGCGACTCGTCCACCAGTCCGGCGGCAATTTCCACCCACAGGCCACCGGCGTCTACGTCAACGATGGCCTCCGAGACCATGGCGTTGGTGCAATTGGTCAGCGTGAGAAGGTCGCCAATGCTGGCACCGATGAAAAGGTCCGGGTCATCCAGTGAATGGACGCGCTGCGTGCTGGCGAACATTTGCACGCGCCCACGGCCTGGGAGGTTCGCGTCATTGGTCGCGCGTAGTAGCTGACCCTGGACGAGGCTGGAGGTACTGACGTTGTCCTCAAACAGGGTCAGCGTATCGCCCGGCTCGACAATCTGCGAGGTGAAGTTGGACAGCCGGGTGACGACGGATTCAGCAATGCGCACCTCGTCGATGTCGAACTCACCATTTCCGAGACAAAGCACCATAAAAAGATATTGGTCATTGCTGTCATATTCGGTGTACGGGTTGGCGATGAGGTCCGGCACGATGCGGTGCGTCCCGTAGAGGACCGGGATTGGCTCGCCGATGCGGCGACGGTTGACCACGTCTAGCGCGTAGGTTGGCGATCCGCTTTCAAATTGCAGCGCGCTTGGGACGCGCGGCGTTTGAATCAGCAACGAGGAGGCGAGGCCAACCACGCCGCCAGCGATGAGCGCGACGCCGACGCCCGCCAGCGGGGTGAACAACAGCACCGCGCCAATGGCGATCATGCCGATGGACACCCATAGGCCGGCGTTTTTCCCACCGGCCACCAGGCGGACGGCAACCACCACGGCGCCGGATTCTATTGGGCGCTCCCACTCCGCTTGCAGGACCCACACGCCATTGATTGAAACCACGGCAGGGCGGCCGTCTGCCATGTCGGCAGAGCGCAGGCAATCGCGCACCGTGCGACCGGACGGCAACTCTGACAGCCCCCGGCGGTGTGGCTGGAATGGATCGGCGCAGGCAAGTAACTTGATGGTCATGCGCGGTCCCGGTGACGGTAGAACTTGAGCGACCCCCAGCCGACGACGGCAAGCGCGCGAATTGGCGCGACCGTCACGCCGAGCGGTTCGGCACAGTGCGCCACTAGGCCGCCGTCCGTTGCCAGCCAGATGCCGACATGGTGCGGCCGTTCTCGTCGCCCCATCGCCACCGCGTCACCATCGCGCGGGATCAACACCGGGCACCACCTACCGCTGCCGGCCTCGGTGTAGGCAAAGGGAACGTCCCGCGCGGTGTCGCCCGCAACGTGGCCCAGCTCGTGCAACTCGATGCCGTACGCTTGGCGATAGACCAGGCGGAGGAACTGCCAGCAATCGAATGCTGGCGGCTCCCACGCGCGACCAACGAACGGAACAACGATATCGATGAGATCAGACACGAGGCGCAAGCCCAGGGAACTCCTCGACCGTGTAGATGCGGCGAGGGAAACGACGGTTGAGGAAATCCGCGTGCGCACAGGTGCACGTTACTTGCATAGCGTCGGCTGAAATGCGCGTCACGTCGAGCGTCAGTACCGGCGACATTTGCGGCGCGGTGGTGTCCGTCGACAGATATGGGCGGTAGGTCGCTTTGATCGGCGTTTCGCTGGCGAGGTCGGCGGCTTCCAGCAGAGGCATCAAGAGCTGCGCCACGTTGTCGATCTGGATTTGCAGCTCCTGCCGGCCCTCGCCTACCTGCGGCAAGGTGAAGCGGAACGGGCAAGCGGTGAACAGCACGGCGGCCCCGGTGTCCACCGGCGCGTCGTCCTCAAGCGTCGCGGTCAGGTCTGCGAAATCCGCCACCAATCGGATGGCAGCCGCCCACGACGGATGCCACAGCTCCATGGTATGGAGGATGACAACCGTGGACGGTGCGCTGGCGTAAGCTTCGGCAAGGGCTTCGGTGATGGAGGCCATTGTTTTATTTCTTTTGCCCTAAATCGAACACGAGCGACACGTGTATGTCTGCCGTTGTTGGCGCCCAGGATCCGTCCGTTACTACCTCAACCTTTATCCGTTGGCCGGCGGTTACCACGACGCCGCTCTCCGTTGCTATGCGCTTACTGGCTATGGCTCCGCCGCCGAAGTCCGCATTCAAAACCTGTAAATTAGTGCGCAGAACTGAGTTTGTGTATGGGTTCACGGTCAGCGTTCCCGCAGAAATTGCAGCACTTAGCCGCACGACAATGCCAACTAGAACGCCAGAGCACGGCATCGCCAACTCAATCTCCGATGTCCACCCGCTTGGATAGAGCGGCAGGGTTGACGATATGGCTAGATTGTCTCTCCAGAAAGGCATTGTCGCCAAGCAGCCCGACCAGGAGTAATCCTCTTCCGCGCCAGGATTTCCAAAGCACGCCAGCGCGGTGACGTTGGAGGCGGCGATATTTATCTGATTAACGCTCGCCCCGCGCACCCGATTTCCGACCACGCGGATACGATTGGCTAGGGTTATTTTTATTCCGTAGTCCATACGATTAGCTATGCCGCTATCGTCGACGATGATATTCCCCTCAATTTCTATATCCTCCGCCACTGTGATTCCCATCGATCCACTGACTTGAATGCCTACACAGTCCCCAACGGAAACGATATTGGAAATATTGCGGATGACGTTTCCCTTGACCGTGGCGCCTCGCACTCCGATCAGACCAATGCCGTCCTTACACTCGGTTGTCCCAGCGCCAAGGACGTTACCAAGCAACGTATTTCCCACGATGGAGACGTTTACCGATTCTGAACCCGCGATATTGTTTTCAGTCCATACGCACCGCAATACATCCTGAAATGTATTCCCCTCAACCGTGACATTTTTAAATGGATAAGATCCATTTACTGAATCAAAGGTGACGCCGCAGCCGTCGCCGGCACCGTGCCCTCCATCATCTATGCGCTCAAAGTGGTTGCCGATTACTCGGACGTTCCCCTGGACGGACGGCCTAGTCCCGACGTATGGGCTTCCCGTCCTTGGGTCATTGATATAATGACGCAGCTCTATGCCATTATTTTGCGTGCGGTAAAAGCGGTTTCCGATCGCCGTTAGCCCGGCGGAGTCCCTGAGTTTTATCCCTGCGTCGGCGTTGCTGTGAAGGTTGCAGTTGGTCACAGTCAGGGACTTGATGAGATAACCAAAGATCGCGGGCGTTGCGTTGCCTATCGTAAACGCCGCAAGGTTCCCGTCTATTTCGATGCCGTCAAAATGCACCCCCTCCGATTCGTCGGGCAAGAGAAACACCGGCTTTACGTTGCCCGATTTTTTCTTGAACGCACCGCCTCCGGATATTTTCTGCCTATTGACCGACGTGGCTAGGTTCCCGTCTACGAGGAAGGTGTACCCCTTCGGTGCTAAAACATGCCGGCCCGTATTCAGCGCGGCCTGTACTGCCGTTGTGTCATCCGTGACGCCGTCCCCTGCGGCCCCGAACCATAAAAGACTGACATGCGCGTCATAAACACGCATCCACCGCCCTGTTGCCGGTGCGGCGGTTGGAGTGATGATCGTCCCGCCGTTGTCTGCCGCCGCGCTCGCGCCGTCCCAGCGGAAAATTCCGCCGCCACCGTCGCCTGCCGCGCTGTACCCTTGGACGATCACTGATCCGTAGGTATTGGCCAGTCCCTTGAGCGCGGCAATGGTGTCCGTCAGCGTGGTGGCGGTGTAGTGGATAATCCACTTCCCGGCGGCCAAATCGGTGGCCAGCGCCGCCGAGCTGGTGTGTGCCAGGATGCAACGGTATGCGGTTCCTCCGTTGGTGACCACGTCGCCCAGGACATAGGCCGTCACTGTCACCCAGGCGCCCTTGATCGTTCCCGCGCCCATCTGCGACAGTAGCCGCGCCATGCTTGGGACCTGGCCGCCGTCCGTCGCCACCGTGGTGGTAGCATCGCCGTTGACGATGCTTTGGAATTTCGGGCGATCCAAGGCAATGCGGGCGATGTCAGTTGCAAGGCTCATAGGTCAAGGTCCTAGCGGTGCGATAGAGTCAGCGGGGTAGTGAACGTGGACAAAGTTGTAGAGGGAAAGCGCATCGTTGGCGTATTCAAACGCTCCCTCCGCCATGAGCCCCTCAAGGTCTCCGGCTGAGAGTTGCGGCATCTGGTCAACCTCGACATCCCAGGAGACGTGCCACACGTCTGAGCTGATCATCTGCGACTTGAACGGAGCGACGCCGCGCACCGTCCACACGTCGTCGGAGGTGCCGTTGCGCAATATGAGGTTAAACCACGATGAACCGTCAACGAGCGTGCCGCGCCAGAAACCGTCAAAGAGGCCGTATTGTAGGCGGGTGAAATTGAAGTTGAGGGACGCCCCGGTCATCTGCCGGGAAAAGCGCCGACGCATGCGCGCCGCGCCGTTGTCCATGTCGGTGCGAATGGTCGATGGCATCGGCTGCAAGCCGTAGCCATCAGCGAGCGGACGCGGCAGGTACTTGATTGGCCAGGCGGCTAGGGTCATCGGCTGGACCCGCGCGAACGGTTGAGGCCGTAGGTGTTTTGCATGGTCTTGCTGACCGGTCCCACGCCGCTGGCGATGTCGCCGGCCATGCGGTTGGATACCTGCTCGATGATGAGGTCGATGCGTGGAGCTCCGCCCTCGCCGGTGCTTTCCTCGCTGCGCGTCGCCATGCCGGGCGGCGTGTGGACGTGAACCTCCACGGTGGGCTTGCCGGCGCCGGGGCCGCCTGGGGTGACTTGGCCGCCCTTGTTGCCCATCATGAGAAACGACTTGTCCCCGACCGTGAGCATTTCCGGGCCGCGCTCGTTGACTTGGTACATGCCAAAACGCGAGACCGGCCCGCCGTTGGCGCGGCCGGGTGGTTCCTGGCCGGCGATCTGCGCCACTGCGGCCATGCCCGACGCCAGCGCCATGCCGGCGAATACCTGCGCCAGCGCCGGATTGCTGATCAGTGCCGGGCTGGCCAGCGTGTTGCTGTAGGCCATCCACGCGTTGACCGTGGCTTGGGCCATGGCGGCGCCACGATTGAGGTAAAATAGGCCCTTGCTGCTTTCGGCCCCCTGCGCGGTGAGCGTGTCCATGTTGCCGAAAAAATCAGAGGTGGCGCCAAGCAATGCCATCTGTTTCTTGCGCTCGGCCTCGATCTCCTCGGAGTTGGTGGCGTTGCGTGCGGCCACCGTTACCGCCACACGTTTCGCCTCCTTCTCCTTGGCGCGTTCTTCGGCCTGGGATTTGATGGTGAGAATTGCCGCCTCGACCTTGCCCATGTTGGCGAGTCGTTCCTCGTCGATCTGGTGGAGGTCATGAACCTCAGCGCGCATGTTGTCGGTGAGGTTGGCGCGCCACTGCGCGATCGTGGCGTTGGCCTCTGGCAACGTGGTGAATGCAGCGCCCAACCGTCCCAGCGCGCTGGCGGCATCGTCGGCGGCGTTGCCCATCATGACGCCCGTCACCACCAGGTCCTGCGCGGCTTCCCTGCGCATTTCTGCGGTGGTGTCGCTCAGCGACTTGGCTGCGCTGGACAGGCTGGCGCTCAGGCTCTCCGACACGTAGCCGGCGGCGTCGGCCAGCTTGGTGATCATCACCGACGCGGCAGATCCGAGGCTGTCCAGCACCACCAGGAGGCCCAGTTTCATGCTCTGCCACGTGTGCTTGATAGCCGCAGCCACCATTTCGCCGCCAAACTTCACGGTATCCCAGGCGGCATTCCATACGTTGGCGATCATTTGCCCGGTTTGAGTGATGTTCGATGCGGCGGCCAGGACTTTGTCCGCCATCCACATGACGCCGATACGCAGCGCGGACCACACTTCGCGCATACGCATCCACACGTCATACACGGCGACACCACCACGGACGCCGGCCTCCACCAGTGCCGCGATCTGCGAGCGGAAGCCGTTGGACTCGCGCGCCGTGTTGAGAAATGCGTGGCCCAGTTCGGTGATATACGGCGACAATTCCGAGGTCACGCGCAGGCCGAGCGACTGGACGACGGACTCGACTTGCGAGAGGACCATCTTGGCCTCGGTGATCTGGCCAATCTCTGCGCCGGTCAGCGCGACGCCCAACGCCTTGGCGTCTTCCGTCGCTTGCTTCAAGCCGGCAGATCCGCCGTTGAGCATCGACAGCATCTCGATGCCGCCCTTGCCAAATATCTTCATCGCCGTGGCGGCTTTGAGACTGGCATCGCCGGTCGCTTCAAAGCGGTCCGCGATGACCGCCAATTGCTCGTCGGTGCCCTTACCCTTGAGGTCGTCCAGACTGAGGCCGATGCCACGCAGCGCGCTCTCCACCTCCGGCGAGCCGTTGCGCAGCGCCACCATGGCCTGCTGCATCTTGCCCATGCTGGTGGCGAACTTCTCGCCGGTCATGCCGGTTTGCACCGCGGCCAAGCGCATGCTCGCCATAGCCTCGGCCGTCACTCCCATTTGCTCCGCCTGATCCTCCAGTGCGTCCGCAATGTCCATGTTGGTCTTGATGAACGACGCGGCGGCTTTGACCGTGGCGACGGACGCCCACACACCGACCAGTCCCAGGACGGTATTCTTGAACGCGGCCACCTGCTTGGAGGCCTCGCCAAACGCCTTCGTCATCTTCTCGTGCGATGCCGAGAGGACGACTTGGACGGTACCGATCGTGGTATTAGACATGTGGGCGGGTCGTTGCTATCTGGCCAAATATGGCCGTTACGTGTTGCGCGGACTGCTCTGGCGTCATGTCGTCGGCGGCGTCGCCGTCGTGCATTGGCAACCCTTGGCGTTGCCGTTCCGCCATGTCGTTCTGGTGCTCAAAGTAGAGCATCCAGTCCACAAACTCCGACTCACTCATGCGCTCTTGCAGCTCTGCGACCGTTGTCCCTCCCAGCTCTTTGGCGAGGAAATGCCAGTCACGTTTGCGGCCGTCGCGCTTTAGGCTTTTTTTGCGTCGTCCACCGCCGACTTGGTCATGCGGTTGATGCGCAGCGCTTCGTCCACGATTGGCGTGAGGACGCGCGACGGGTGAGCTTCGTAGAGGGCAAGGCCGTCCTCTGGTTTGAGGAGGCGGGCGCCGGCCTCATCGCAGAGCGAGGCCGCAACGAGTAGCTGCGTGATCTCCTCCACCGGACGTTCGCCGGTGTAGAGTCGCGCCATTTCAGCGCCGGACAGCTCGCGCAGGCAGACCGTGCCCAGGTCCGGACATACGACGAGGACCACGGGCCGCGTCGATTTGCCGAGGAGTTCCGCGCGGTCCATTAGGTTGCCGCCGTGAAGGTGGTCGCGCTGTTGACTTTAATGGTGATGCCGACCTCTGAACGGCCGTCATTGGCCGCCTTCGGCCGGCTCATCTTGCTGATGTGGCCCTGGAACTCGTACTTGGCCGCAACGGTCTGGCCGGTGAGTAACGGCAGGGTGATGCGCACCAGCTCATCAATCTGGCCAACGGGCACGGCAATGTCCGGCGTGTAACGGATGGTTGCGCTCACCTCTCCGACATCGAGCACCGGACCGGCAAACGACTTTTTGATGGTGCTGGTTAGGTCGGTGTTGTCGATCTCGGTCGTGGTCTCCTCGTTGAGGTCGAGACCAATAAGCGTCACGACGAACGAGGGGCGCGACGGCATCGACAGCAAAATTCCGTTGAGGTTCTTGTATTCGGTAGGCATGGGGTGGTCCTTGGGTGTGGCTGGTGATCAGACGGCGGCGGCAATGTGTTTGCGCACGTCGTCGTGGATGGTGGTGGTGAACGGCCCGGCGCCGGGGCGGACGCTGCGTTCCAGCATTTTCGCGCCGCCGGCTTGGCGCGTCATGCGACCCTTTGGGCTGTGGCCGATTTCGATTCCGTAGGCGTATTTCCACGCGTCGGCGCGATCGACGGCCACGCCCTTGGCGTTGGCTGCCAAGACGGACTTGTGAGCACGTCCACGGCGCGTCACCAAGCGCTTGTTGCCGCCGGTGTCCTTGAAGGTAAACGAGGAACGCGGTTCGATCGTCACGCCTACGGATCCGGTGCGGCCGTCGAAAAAAGCATGGGAGGCCCAGCTCGCGCGCAGCTTGCCGGACTTCACCGGCGTGGCGGCCTTCACGGACGCGAGCATGGGCTTGGCACCCTGCTTGGTCGACTTCCGCAGCATCTTGCGCAGTGGTCCCATCTGCGCCGTGGCAAGGGCACGTTGGATGCTGCGGTCTGCTTTTATTTCTACGACGATCATGGCCACACCGTCAGGTCGAGCGCCCACATGATTTCGAGCTGGTCGCCGTGTTTGTCGCGCTCTTGCGAACTGATGCGCGCCGGGCCGTTGGCGAGGTCGTAGCCGTTGAGCACGACGGGCGCACCGCCCAGGGGCGGGAGCTGTTCCATCTCGACCATCACCGCACCGACGCGGTTGAGGAAATCGGTTTCCGCGTCGGCGTCGCTGCCCTGGCGCGCATCGTCGCAGAAATACAGGAGGGCGCCGCCGGCCTGGATGAACGGCCCAACGGTCTGCCCGTCGCGACGGCGTCCGGTGCCGGTGTTAAAATCTACAATGGCGTGCGGACGTGGGGCGTTGCGGGGCGCGCTGATCAAGTAGACCTGTGCCGTAGCGGGCGTAACGCCACCGCACCACGCTTGCCATGCGACGTTGGCCGTCAGCCAGCCTTTGACGGTGTGGAGCGGAACAGAGAGCGGACCGGATGGAAGTACGTCAGGCATCAGCGCAACCCCTTCGGCTGTGCGTCGCCCGCGCGCTTGAGACGCAGACGGTAGCCGACGCCGGCCAGGAGGTCGGCCTCGTCAATTTCCCAGCGTTGGCCGGTGGCGGAGCGAACGAACGTGGCGCCGCGTGTGAAGCCCGGCACGTCAGCAAGGGCAACGTCGAGCGTGGCGCCGCTGAACTGCGATTGGACGCCGATTCCAAACGATTGCCGGTCGTCGCTGGGGAACTCCTGCCAGACGCCGCGAAGGCTGACGGCGGCGGCGGTTTCTGGTTCGTAGACGATGGCCTCGGCAACGCCCATGGGGTTGGCGTTGTCGCTGGCGCGATCCATGGCGGCGAGGTCGCGCAGGCTCATAGCTCGATGCCTTTTCTGAACGTCCTGGCCAGCTCGTGCAACGTGTCGCCTTGCGTGATGACCTGCGCGCTTTGCATGGCCCGGTTTTCAGAGTCCAACGCGTTGGCGATTGATGGGGCTTCTGCGCGCAAGAATCCCACCGATTGCTGGTAGCCGTCTGCCGCATGAATTGCGGCGTGGGCGAACGATGGGAACCAACGAACGGCGGCGACGATCGCAGCGACGATGAGGCCGCACACGAGAATAATTAGCGACACCACGCCGACCGCTGGCAGCCACGGCACGGCCCACGCGCAGCCCGTGGCGAGCACCACCAGGGCGCCGCAAGCGATGGCGACTTTTGCCAGGGTGGTTTTAGCGATTGGTGACACGAACGCCAAAACGGCGCACGCTAACGCACCTAAAAGGGCAATGCCTGCCACCCATAAGCATGACGCGCGTAAAGTGCCTAGAAAAGCTTCTTTGCGTTCTTGGTCGCGGTCCTTCGTCAAGGTGAGCACGCGTTGCTGCCAGTTGGCGAGGTCGCCAGACAATGCGCGCACGGTATCCTTTGCCTGGCGCAATTGCGCGTCGGTTTCCGTTTCGCTCGCTTTCGCTGGCGTTTTGATTTCTGGCGGCGCGGTCATTTTTGGCGCTTCGATTACCGGCATGGGCGCGATGGTTCCGACCGAGCAAGACCATAAGGCCATGCACAGGCAGACTGGAAGAATGAGCGCTAAATCCCTCACGGCGTGCCGCTCGATGCTGGCACGCGATTGCTGCGGGCGAACTCAAGGCGCAATTGTTCAACGCCGCGTCCCAGCTCTTTCAGCTCGGTGCGGATTTCAACGGATGATTTTTCTGAGGTTACTTTTATTTCAGCGAGCGCGGACGCGGTGGCGGCGGCGTCTTTTTCGTTTTGTTTTTCGCGCACCACTTCGCGCGTTTCAATGGTGGTCAGGCGTTCGCCATGGCCGATGAGCGCACCATGCAGCCATGCACCAATGGAGAGCGACAGCCCGCCAACAGTGACGCCGACGTATTGGCCAAATGCTTTCCAGTCGATGCCGTTAGACATGCGCGGTGTTCTCTGTGTCGGTTGTTGATCGGTGTCGGCCATGCGGTTCCTTGCAGTGATCGAGATCGTCGGCTCCCATGCCGTCCTGTTGCCAGGGCGGACGGGGAGACGCGGTCATTACTTGCCGTCGCCGTCCTTGTCGGTGTCTTCGTCGGTGTCGGGCTTCTTGCCCTTCGCTTTCTTGTCGGGCTTGCCGTCGCCGTCCTTGTCGACGGTCCAGCCTTCGGATTCCATGTCCTTGAGCTGCTCTGGTGCGCAGTGCGCGGCGCCGTGTTTCGGATGCACGATATTGAGGTGTACCATTGGTTGACTTTCGATGTGTTGGAGGAAATACGCAGTACCCACCCGACAACGTGCCGGGTGGGTTTCTTTTCATCGGCTTAGCTGATGAGCGTACGCACCCACGATGGGCGGCGAACGATGCCACCGTAGACCGCCGAGACTTCCCACACGCCTTGATGGTACTCTTTATAGTATGCCAAGCGCATGGTCAGGCCGGTGACTGGATCGCGGATGATCTGCTCCATGGCGGCAGCATCGCCGCCACTTGGCTGCGCACTTGGACGCACGCTCAGGTAGGTCGCCATCGGATGCGCCAGCACGCTGCGGACATGGGTGGCGATGCGTACGATCGCGGCGTTGTCGGCCACGGCGGTCCACAGGCCCATGTTCAGCGTGACGATGGTCGCGGTGGCGGACTTCACCACGTACTGCGCAAGGGTCGCCGTGCCGGGAATGAAGCTTCCCGCAATCGTGATCACGTCGCCAGCAGCAAAGCCGCCGGTGCCGGTATCCACGGTGATGTCCTTAGCGCCTGCAACCAATCCTACTTGGTTCACCAAGTAGCCACCAGCGGCGACCGTGGTTTGCGTGCTGCCAGCAAGCTGATCATAGCCAACATTGAAGTTGGACAGCATGCCCAAACGGCCGGCCGCAAAGTCGGTGCCGCGTGGTGCTTCGCTGAGCTTCTGGAACTGCGTCAGCTTGGCGGCGCTGGCGTAATGGTTGGTTGACAGGATGCCGATGCGGCCCGAGTCAGGAGCCTTGCCGTCTGCCAACGATTTCCAGGCATCCACGAGGATGTTGGGCGTGGTGGCAAATGGGTCGGTGCTTGGCGTGCCGAACGCCTGACCGGCGCCCAGAACCATCAAGTTGAACGCTTCGGCGGCGATGGCATCAACGACGGCTTGAACCGCCAAATTGATTTGCTCACTGCGGTAGTTCTGGCCAAGGCTGGCCATGCCGCGCTCATCTTCGCCGGTGAGCTTGAATTGACCGGCCTTGTGATTGGTCAAGGTCAGCGTTTTAGCAACGGCGGTGGCGCCGGCTGCGTCGGGCGGGGTGACGCCAGGCACGACGTTTACGGCGGCGATGTCCGGCAGTTCCGGATAGGTAACGGTCTGACCTTGCGAGGCAGCGTCAGTGCGCTGGTCACGGGCTACGCCGTTGAGGATAAAGCCCGTGTTGCGGGCGGTTTCTTGAATGGTGCTGATCACGGTCGGGATCAGCAATGCGAGGTTATTGGCAGGCATGGCGGAGTGTGTGCTTTCTTTTTATTGGATGGGTGTGTGGGTGTGGATCAGACCAACGCGGCCTTGCCGGCTTGAATGTCGGCGAGGTCGTTCTTGGTCAGCTTGGCGGAGTCCGCGATGGGGATGCGGCGGACATCCTTGGCGATGGTTTCGTCTCCGCCCTTGGGGTCGGCGGTTTGGCCGTGCGCCTTGGCTGCGATGAGATCGGCATCGGCCTTGGCCTTCGCCGCTTCGGCATCGGTCGCGCGCTTTTCAGCGGCTGCTAACGACGCTTTGACGGTGGCGAGTTCGGCGCCGGTCGCCTGGGCGACGAGGTCCGAGGACATCGCTTTGAGTCCGTCAGCGGTGGCGCCTTCTTTCTGTGCCGCTTTGACGAGCGCAGCGGCGTGGGTGGGGTAGGTTTCGGTCAGCGCGGCGAGCGCAGCCATCAGTGCTTTGTCCATGGTATTGGACTCCTGGGAGCCGGCTGCTGCCGGCGGGGTGATTGAAGACTTGGCGGACTCGGTCGAGTCGCCGGGGAGAGGGATGGGCACGACGAGGGCTGGCGGCGGCGTGTCGCCCTTCGCCTGGTCCAGCTCGTCAGCGGGTGAGGCGACGGCATCGATAAGGCCAAGCGTCAACGCTTCGCCAGCCAGCCACGTGTCGCCGGTGAAAACGGCATCGAGCGCGGCGCCGGTGAGCCCACGGTTTGCGCCGACCGCATCGCGGAACACGGCCACCAGTGAGTCTACGCGGCGCTGAACTTGGTCGCGTTGCGCGGGCGTGATTCGACCGTCAGTGCCCAGGCCCTTGCCGGCTGCTGAGACGATGGTCTCCATGCGCATGCCGGACTGATGAAGAGCGCCGGTCTCGTCTATCAGTAAATTATAAACGCCCAGCGAGCCCACGTGCGTGGTCGGCGTGGCAACGATGCGATCAGCGCCGGCGACCATCCAGTAGGCGGCGGAGGCGATGACGCCAGCGGCGCGCACTTCGATGGTCTTGCCTTTGCCTTGGAAACGAGTGAGCGCAGCGGCGGCCTCAGCGGTACCGGCGATCGTTCCGCCGCAACAATCCATCTCGATAACCAGTGATTTTACCGCGTCATTGAGCGCGAGCGCGTCAACGGCGTCGGCCACGTCGAACGGGTCGACGCCGTCCATGTACGCCTTGGCGTACCAGGGAGCGCGAGCGATGATGTCGCCCAAAATTTCGATGGTGGCGACTTCGCCAACGATTTCGGCAACGATGGGATTTCCACCGTTGAAGATGAGACGCATGCGGTCAGATGGTGACGCGCCCTTGTCATCCAGGATGCCAACGCCGCGACTGATCAGCGCGTCCATGGATTCCATGCGCGCTTCCAACGCGCGGCGGGCGTCGTAGGTCATGCCCCAATTTTGATGACCGAGGGCGGATAGTTTCATGGACGACACTTAGCGCGACGGCGCGCGATGTCGTCAGCGGGCTGTGTCGTTAAACACAGGCGCCGCGATCAATGGCAAGGATGAGGGCGAGAATTTCTACAGCGTCGTCGGTTACGACTGACGCCGACGCGCGACCGTTGGACGATCCGTTGCCGCCTGCGCGGGAGCTACGCAGACAAGATGTCTGCGTCGATCCGCCTGCGCGGGCGACGCCGATTGCTGATGCCGGCAGTAACCACGCGACCGGATAGCGCACCACTGCGGCCGCTGATCCGCCAGCGATTCCGGCCCCCTCTGCCTGCGCCATGAGCGCGCGGCGGACTGCGGGGCGTGGCCATGGTTTCGTTTGGTCAGCCTGCCGCCATCCGCTGGCATTGGCCGCCGCCACAATGCCGCCCCACGCTGCTCCCCAGGCTTTCCCCCACGCCTTGCTCCAGGCACTAGCCATTTATGGACCCCACGGGTCGGACTCAGTACCGGTTCCGTCAACATTTAAATCATTCACCGCTTTGATATTCGCATCAACTTTACCGGAAACGGTAAGCGTGATTGCATCGGTCTTGGCTTTAATCGCGGTGATGTCGGCGTTTGCTGGAGCGGTGTAGTTTACGTCAGCAAGTCGGCTTGATACATTCGCGTCCAGTCGCGTTGAATTTGCGTCTATTTCTGCACGTACATCAATCGCTGTCGGAAGTGCCGCCACGGCTGCGGATGTTGCCAATCCGCTTTGAATCGCAGCTACTCCACCAGCGGTTAACGATCGAGTCGCATAGTCCCACACATCGGCAGCCGATGCACCGCCACCGCCGCCCGTACTGACGGCGATAGCCTGCACCGGTTGCTGATAATTGATTCGCACGGTAAATGCCGCGAGCGTGTCAACAAACGGATCGCCGCCGCCATCGACAAGAAGAATACCCGTCGTGACTGCAAGGGTGTGGCTCGCCTCCTGCGGTCGAACTCGCCAAGAATTAATCAAATAGACGTAGAACGGAATCGAGGTGCCCGCGCCTGGGTCAACGTCGGTACCGCCTTGCGTGCTGAAGGCTGGGAAAAATCGTAGATTGCTGCCGAGTAGCGCCCAGTCGATCCATTCAGAATACAGCGCCTGAACGTTGAGCGATGAATTGCCCGCGTCACATACAATGCGCTTCGTTGAACCGCTAAAAGTCACCGCCTCAGCGGTCGCGCCATCATACACCACGTCATCAGACTGGCTGATGGGGATCGCTTGAATGTCTTCGATCAAATCGAATCCGGCTAGGCGCTGCCACACTTTACCTGCTGCCAGAATATTGAAATCTACGAGAGTTCCTGGGTCGGCGTCGTATTCATAGGTGACGCTGCCGCCCGATTCGCTGAGGACTTCGATCAGTGTTTCGGTGCCTTGCTCGACCACTGCTACCACCGTACCGGTGGCGAGTCCGGTCAACGTTACCGATGGGGCAATGAGAGGCTCGTCGGTTATCGTCAGCCATATTTCAAGACTGGTCCAGGCGCTCACGCCAACAATAGCCCCGGTCGCATTCTCCGCTGCGGAACAGACCGCAATTCCCTCGCCTGGACGAAGTACTATTCCCGCGTTGTTTTTGGTTCCCAGGAGATTGATTTGTTTTTGGAAAAATGGGCCGCCATCGGGCACAATGCCACTTGCGCCGACACGCAATTCGGGGAAGCACATACGGTAGACCGGGCCGGAAAAATCTTTGGTGTGAAGATAATTATAGCCCTTTGGTGTCCCTGTGCTCGATTCCTGAATGTACGACTGAGGCACGCCCAACGGGAGCAATGCCACGTTTTTGAACGCGGCAACCTTGGCGGTATCAAGTGTTGGGCTGGCCGTGTCGTTCTTGTTTGGCGTTAGCCGTGTTGCCGGAACGATCGCAGCGGGGTCGATAGATCCGATCGGCACGACCTGTAAATACGGCGTGTCGGTACTTCCTAGCTCGCTGATACTGATGTTCCGAACTTCCACCACCACGCCGCTGCCCACGGCGTTGTCGATGGTCAGAAGCGAAAGCCCACCGCACAGGGACCACGTAAACGCGCGCAGGGTGTACGAGCGCGAACCAACGCGAACCTCTGCGCTTACCTCGTACGGGATGGTTGAGCGATCGTCTGCCGCCGTCAGCGCGATACATTCGCCTTCGCGAGCAATATATGATTCTAGGCTGGTAGACGGACGGCCATTTTTTCCCATGGAAAACCGTAATTTGCCGTGCTGTATTCCTGCCGCGAGGTCATTAAATCCCAGCGCGGTGAAGCACCGATTGAGATAGTGCCGCCTGAGTGTCGTGGGAGAACTGACACCGCTCAGTGTCCATGCGGTTACTCCCGCAGGCAGCGCTGCGCTGTTGGTGTCGTTTTCGATAAATTCAACAGGCTCCCCACCTCCGCCCAAGGTGCCACGCTGCACCAGGACGAACTGGCTACCGCGTAGAATTGCCCCGGCTGCTCCTTGGCATGACGTGAGCACATCCACGTCGATACGTTGGACCGTGACCTTTCGGCCAGAGCCGCCAAAGTTTTGCAGCGCAATGATGGCCTGCCCCGACTGGCAAGCCCACTCCATCTTTCCACCGACGCGATACGTAGGGAGAGGCATAGATCAGGTTGCCGCGTCCGTAAACTCAAGCATGACATCGACCACGCCGATAGCGTTTGCGCCGGGCTGACGCACGCTAATTCCCTGACCTTCGCGCAGGGTGATCGGCTCGACGTTGGTGTCGCCGTAACCAGCGTCCCAAATCTTGCCTAATTCCGGAAGGCATTCTAACTCATCGTTGGATCCGGTACCGACGGCTGGCTCATCTGCTGACCACAGCACACGACGGAACAGGTCGGTGACGGTGTCTGTGGGACCGGCTGCCGCCGTCACTTGCGCCGGCAGATTGGCGCTAGCTGTGTCATGCTTCGCCGGAGTCTGTGCGGTTCCTCCTGTACTTGCCGTAATTCGGCGAAGTTCGCATGCCGTCATCACGCCGGTTACTGCGCCGGTCTGATGGTTGAGCATCCACGCACGATAAACGCGGAGGACACGGCCAGAGCCTGCGCCGTTGAACAGCGAAAGAAGGGACTTGTTCGAGGCAAAGGCGGTGCCTTGCACGGTGACGGTGAATGTTGCGGCCATGGGATTTCCTTGCGGTTTTTTGTTAAAACTCGTCAGAGCGCAATGGACATCATTGCTCTGTTATTTTGATATCGCCGGCAGCAATGAACGGTGCGCCGTCGATCTCGACGGAGAGAGGCCGCGACAGTTTGAGGACGTGTAAAAGTTTCCCGGCACCTTCCATCGCGATGCCGATGCCGATATATTTTAGCTGTTGCGGGTCGCCTTCTGCCTTGCGCATGGAGCACATGAGATTTTGAGCCAGCGCGGCGACGTTTTCGGAGGTACTGAATCCGCCTGGACGCGGCACGGCGGCGCGACGATAGCCAGGAAATGACGCTTCGTGCGTGCTTTGGTTGCCGTCTACGCCGGGGTCTTCTTGGTGCCAGCTAATCACTAACTCAGCGGCGACGTCCCAATCGGGACGCACGCCGGAAAACAGGTAGGCTTGCACGTCCTGTGCGTAGGCCGTCGTTTTCATGCTGCCGCTGTTTCGACCGATACGCCAATAGCGCGCCCGTTGGCGTCGCGGTCAATTCGGTACTTGGTTGGCCGGGCGCCTGTTCCAAGGTGAATGGCGATGGCTTCGCCGGCCTTCGGTTTCGCCTTTGCCGCTGGCGGCTTTGCTGGGGATTCTGGTGCTTCTTGGTCCTCGGACGTGGGCGCGTCGCCGCTGTCGTCGATGTTTTTTGTGGGCGCTTGGCCCGAGTCCGAGGTTTGTGCGGCGGGGTCGATGCCCTGCGCCTTGAGGAAGGTTGCGCACGCGGCGCGTAGCTCTTGCTCGTCTTCCCAATTGAGGCCGAACATTTCAAACGCGGTTGGTCCGGAGACGCCGGCCGCCATCAGCTCTTGGATGGTCTTTGCATCCTTGAGGCGGTCGGTGCTGTACTTCGGCGGACGCGTGCGCTTGCCCGCCATGATCTGCGTCCACGAATCGGCGGGCAGCTTGAGGCCGTCGTACACCACGGCGTCACGGACGGCCACTTCGTCGATGACGGACGAGACGGTGGAGACGTGCGCCTCTTGTTCGGTCTGGTGCGTGCGGTCGCATTGGTCAAGGCCAGCGCGGGCGCTTGCAAGATTGCTGTTGCCGAGCTGACAAAGCACCACGTCAACCGGGAGCTGGAGCACGGCGCACAGCACTTTGTAACACAGCATCAAGTAGGCGGTGAGGTCTTCGCCCTTGAACTCAATGTCGGTGAATTGAACGGTCGAGCCGGGCGGCTTCACCCATACATTGAGCGAGCCGGACACGCGCATGGCGGTGGGGTCCAGCGCGGTGCCGTCTGCTTGGGCAGCCTTCCAGGCTTCGGGATCTTCGGCCTCGATGATCATGCCATAGATGGCTTGGAGGCGCTTGGCGGCTACGTGGCTTTCCAGCACGCCGTGGAGCTGGCGCATCATCACCACCATGGGCGCGACACGTGAGACGCCACGCATCATGCCGGGCAGGCGGAGGCCGGGCTTGTGGATCACGTTGGGCGTGCCGTCTGCTGCGCGCCATGGGATGAACGTCGCTTCACGCTGCGCGGTCGAGAGCGTGCCGCCGCCGAACACGGTAGGCGGACGCACCCAGATGCCGATCACGCGGCCGTCTTTGAGTTTGAAGCCGTCGCGCAGTTCTTCGGTGTTCGCCGTCCAGTTGGGATTGCCGACGCGATCGGGATGGATGAGGCGCCAGCGTGAGCGGCCGTCCATCGTGACGCGGACTAGGAAGCCGTCACCGTGGAAGAATGCGAACCAGTCGGCCGCTTCTTCCAGCTCGCGGCGGGTGCGGACGCCTTCCGCGTCCAGTTCCGTTCCGTGCCAGGTGGCATTGCAAATGGCGGTGATGCGACGGCGCAGGGCGCGCGTCTGCTTGTCGGTGTTGTTCGCTTCTGGGTGCGGATCGTACAGCGAGGTCAGACGTAGGCCGAGCGGCCCAAGGGTGCCCTGGTTGTGCGCGGCGTAGAGTGAGGCAACGAACGGGTCATTGATGCCGAGCCATTGACCACGCGCCGCCAGCGTTGCGGCTTCGGATGGCCAAATCCACGTATGGTCTTCAATCCACGTCAGCCATTCGGCCAAAAGCGGGTGCGAGGTTGATCCTTCGAACGCGCTCATGGTAGCGTCACCGCGCATGAGACGGGGCCACGGCCAGAGGACTTCATCGTGGCCAGGAGCCGCATCACGGCTTCAAGCTGCAAGGCGTCGAACTCTGACGACTGGCCCGACAGCGTGTAGCGCACCACGCCCTTGCGAGCGATTGCGCCGTTTGCCATGGCCAGTTGGTAAATGACTTGGAATAAATCGGCGGCAGCCGCCACGGTGATTCCGGTCAACGCCGCAACCAGCGCGGCATCAGTGATGCCGGCTGCTGCGAGGTGCAACGCGGTAATGATCGTGGTGGATGCCACGGTGACTTAGGCTGCGGCCTGGTTCACGCGAATGGCTTGCAGCACGATAGCGGTCACCGCGCTGAATACGATATTCATTTCGCCGTTTGCGTCGTTGTAGACGCCGGGCGAAAACGGCCCGATGAGGTATTCTTGATTTGTTGCCAGAACGATCACGGGCGCGACGGGCAGGAGGCCGGCAGGGCTGCCGTCCTGGACCTTGCCCTGTGGCGTCAAGGTGAGGTTGGCGCCAGTGGCCACGGTCTTGACGCGCAACATGGTGCGGCCGTCATTGGCGAATGACATGTTCGTCAACGCTGCGGTCGGTGGGGTGGTGATGTTGATGCCGGCGGCGCTGGCGTTGGTAGCGGCGGGGATGTTGGCCATGGCGATTTGCTCCGGTCGGAAAGGTTGAGGGCTTGTGCCTTAGCGATTCGCCGGGCGATGTCGCCAGCGGGGTGTGTCGTTAAACACAGGTGGTATCTACGCGAGGCGGTCGCAGCGCTCGTCTTTCCACTCGTGGCAGCAGGATCGACACACCAGCAGCACGAGGTTTTCACCGCGTGGCGTGCGGATTTTCACGCGCTCGTGTCCGCACTTTGGGCAGCATGCGACCTCGACCACGACGCGTGCTTGCCCAGGCTTCCAAGTGGTGAGCGGGCCGGACTTGCTGGCGGTCTTCGGTGGTACTGGTGTCGTTCTTGGTGCTCGTGGTCGCGGGTCGTGACCAAAGCCGGTTAGCCATCCGCTGTTCATAGCTTCGCTCCGTAGCCGGCTAGCCAGTTGCCGCCGGTTGGGCGAAGACGTGGACGGACTGGTGGCGGCTTCGTGCTGAATGCCGGCGTGGTGGCGGTGATTGTCGCGTTGGCGTTGGCGTTTTCGGTCGGCGCTTCTGCTCGGACAATCGCGGCCTTTTCGTCCAGCTTGCAGCCACGGATGGACGCTGCGACGGCGGAGAGCGCGATGGTGTCGAGCCAGTGGTTTTCCGTGTTGGGTTTCTTTTTCCATTCGTCCGACACTCGGCCATTGGCGGCCACGCGCGTACGGATTTCTGATGCGAGATGGTCGGCCAACATGCGATGCTCGCCGGGGCGCTTGCCGTAGATTCCGAGCGATGCAGCAGAGCCGGGCAGTGCTAACAGCCGATCAGCGACGAACGACTTCCAGCGGTTTGCGTCGAACAGGCAATGACGGGTCTGACGTGCGGCAGGTTTTGGAATGCGCCACGCGGAACCGACGCGGTCGCCTGGTTTCTTTTTCCATTCGTCGAGTGGCAGAGCGCCAGCAGCGACAGCACGCCCGAACGATGGCAGCAAGATTGCGCTGTATTTTGAGGCGCGGCAAAATTTATAGACGGTGTTGGTGGATTCGCCGTAGCCGGCGTCGATCAGCACTTGCTCGACACGGCCCACGCTGCCGTCGTCGCGGCGCCACTCTTGGCCGCAAATTATTTCGACAGTTTGCTCAAGTGAGGCGTAGAGCGCGGCCTCCCACGATGCGCCAGGGTGTGCGGCTTCCATGGTTTTTTGGATTTCTTGCAGCGTAAAATAGGGGCGGCCTTGATCGGGAAATGCGCCGTAGGCGATCACGTCGCCACCAAACGCGGGATTCCATGCGGCGATGGAATGGAACAACGCCTTGCGCTGCACGTCGATTGCTGCGGTAATGAGCGTATCATCGAGCGGCACGAGTCCGCGCTCGTGGTTGTTCAATTTCTTCAACACGGCGGCCGTGGTGATTTGCTGGACTTCGCCGGACGCGAAGGGATCGGACGGCGTGTTCTGATATTCGGCTTGGAATGCGGCTTCACCGCGAACGATGCGCAACGACATGGCGTGCTGAATCGCGGAGAGTTCATCAGGCGCGTGACGCTGCGGCCAGGCGGCAACGGCGCCCTCGTCCATCGCCTTGCGGTTGGCGGCGTAGAACGCGGTTGCTCGTTCGGTGCCGGATTCGGTGCGCATGTCTTCGCGCAGGATCTCGCCGTACTGGTCCCACAGCGGAACATTTGCGGGCATCGAATGCATCAGCGAACACTTGAAGCCCTGCCATTGCGGATTCAGTCGTCGGTCTAGGAGCTGGTCGGCAAGGTCGCCTTTTTCGATGACGGTACACGTCACCAGGCACGCGATTTTTTTACCGGGCCCACCAAGGCCCAGCACGCTATTGGTTAAAGTTTTTAGACGCGCGGCAACTTGGGACGGCGAGCGCGCGGATTCATCGGTCTGCGGATCATCGACCAACACGAGGTCAGGGCGGACCTGTGAGCCATCGGACAACGGAGCCTTGGCGCCACGGATGCGGCCGGTGATGCCAGCGGTACGAATGACCGAACCGCCACCGGCTGCGGTGTTCGGAAGACGGACTTCGTTTTTGGTCCAGATCAAATACGTGCGCTCACCGTTGCTGGTCTGTCCTTCGGCGCGTCGCGCGATTCCTTCCAGTGCGCGAATGCCGTGGACGGCGTCGGGGTAGTCCTCGGCTAAGAGGTCGTTGCCGTCGAGTTCCGCGCGCAGGTTTGAGCATATCGACTCAGCGGCGGCGGCATCAGATGCGACGACGAACACGAAGCGGCGGTGCCCGTTGAGGATTGCCCAGATGCACGCGACCTCGCAAATCGTGGTCTTGCCCGAACCGCGCGGCATGGCCACGGCGAACTGGCCACCGTCGAGCACTGCCGACTGCAACAGCTTGACCGCGGTGACGTGGTCTTCGCTGAACGCCAACTCGAAACGCTGCGGGAAATAGGTACGGCAGAACGCGAGGAGGTTTCGCTTGCACTTGGCGCGGCGCTTCGGCTTTTTCGGTAGCGGATGCGTGCCGATGTCACGTCCAGCGGCCCGGC